TTGAGCAACAAAAACATTTGTTTGAAGACACGGAACCCGTAGCGGAACCGAGTTATCCAAGTGTTCAACCTGCTCAGACACAAGCTCCGCAGCAGGCAGTTCAACCAGACCCAAGGGCTCTACAATGGGCTCAAGTAAATACTTGGTTTGGACAGGATAAGGTAATGACCAGTGTTGCCATTGGCATTCATGGTCAATTGGAGCAAGAAGGATTTGACACTGAGTCAGATGGCTATTACTCTGAGATTAACAAACGAATGCAACGAGAGTTGCCAAATCGTTTTAAAAACGTGGAAGCAGGCGGCAAACTCGTCCAGACCGTTGCTTCACCATCACGCGGTAACTCAAGTGGGCGCAGGAAAAATCGTAATCAGGTGGAATTGACACCAAGCGAACAGAAATTATCGAAACGCTTGGGAGTTTCTTTCAAAAATTACGCGATTCACAAAGCGAGGTTAGACAGATCATGAATGATAATGTTGAAATCGAAGAAAACGTTGAAATTGACCGAACTCCCAGGAGTTCTGAAACAAGCGAACCCCAAAAGGCACGACGCCCATGGGAGCCGCCTTCTCTTTTGAAAACACCCGAACCCCCTCCCGGCATGCGCTATCGATGGATTCGCACCGAGATCAGGGGACAGGAAGATAAAAAGAATGTCATGCAACGGTTTCGCGAAGGATATGTGCCAGTCAAGCCTAAAGAAATTCCCGAATTTGATGTGCCAATCATTGATTACGGCAAACACGCAGGTGTTGTCGGAATCGGTGGGTTGATGCTATGCAAGATCGATTCGTCGATCGCAGAAGAACGGGATAATTATTTTGCAAAGAAAACTGACAATCAGATGACTGCGGTTGACAATGACCTCATGCGTGAAGAACATCCTGCTATGCCGATTACTCGAAACCGGCAGTCCAGGGTTACTTTTGGCGGTGGTTCAAAAGCGAAAGCCTAGAATCACTTAATATTAATCTCGTGATCGGAGAAGTTACATAATGGCAAATAAAGACGCCGCATTTGGTTTGCGTCCCGCCAAGCATGTTAGCGGTTCACCGTTCAACGGAGGTCAATCTAGATATCGTATTACAACTTCGGCTCAGGCCTATACGACAAAGATTTACATGGGTGATATTGTGACCCAGAACACAGCCGGTACGGTTACCCGTATTGCGCGTGCTGATGGTGGTAGCGCTACAAGCGACATCATTGTTGGCGTGTTCAACGGTTGCTTTTACACCGACCCTACAACCAGTAAGCCCTCATGGAGTAATTACTGGCCAGGAAACGCTGCCACGGATGCAGTCGCTTTTATCATAGACGACCCTTATGTCATCTATGAAGTACAAGCAGACGCTGCTTTCCCGGTAACGGATCTATGGGGTAATTTTGATATTGTAGATCAGTCGACAGTTGGATCAACCACAAGTGGTCGTTCCAATGTAGAGCTTGATGTGTCAACAGGGGCTACTACAGCCACGTTGCCAGTGAAGGCGATTCAGATATCTACAGACCCTCAGAACTCCGATGCTGGTAGCGCGAATACCAATGTTCTTGTTATGGTACAAAATTCATTGTATAGACAAGCACAAGTGGGATTAGCGTAAGGGAGAATAACTAATGGCAATTTCAAGAGCACAGCTCGTTAAAGAATTAGAGCCTGGTTTAAACGCCCTATTCGGCATGGAGTACGCTCGTTATGAAGACGAGACAAGGGAAATTTTCGAAACTGAAAGTTCAGATAGAGCTTTTGAAGAAGAAGTTCTGATTACAGGATTCGGAAATGCTCCCGTGAAAAGAGAGGGTGACGGAGTTGAGTTTGATACAGCCTACGAAGGCTATACTGCTCGCTATACCCATGAAACTATTGCACTGGCATTTGCTTTGACAGAAGAAGCTGTAGAGGACAACCTCTATGACCGGTTGGGTGCACGTTATACGAAAGCGCTTGCGCGTTCTATGGCACACACCAAACAGGTTAAAGGTTCTAATGTTTTAAACAATGCATTTAGCTCTAGTTACACGGGCGGAGATGGTCTATCTCTAGTGAATAGTGCACACACCCTAGCGGGTGGAGGCACTTTCTCAAACCGTCCCAGTACCTACGTTGACTTGAACGAAACATCCCTTGAGGACTCGTTGATTACAATTTCAACTTTTGTTGATGATCGTAATCTGACGCTTGCCCTTCAAGGGTTGAAGCTAGTCGTGCCACCGCAACTTCAATTCATAGCAGAACGCTTGCTTGAAACTCCAGGCCGTGTTGGAACTGCTGACAACGACATCAATGCACTGAGGAATATGGGAATGATTGCAGACGGTTATGCCGTTAATCATTTCTTAACAGATACAGATGCATGGTTTATCTTGACAGACTGTCCAGACGGAATGAAGCATTTTGAGCGTACGTCATTGAGCACAAACATGGAAGGTGATTTTGATACTGGAAATGTTCGTTTCAAGGCAAGAGAGCGTTACAGCTTTGGTTGGAGTAATCCGCGTGGCATATATGGCTCGTCGGGTGCTTAAGAACCAATAATGGAACCTGTGATGCGGGGGTTTCTAACTCAACCCGCATCAACCTTACTAGGGTAACTTTGTCCTATAGACTGACCTAGCAGACAAGCCAAGACGATAGGACTTATTTTTTCGGAGGAAAAAATTATGGCTAATACAACTTTTAGCGGACCGGTTAGATCCGAGAATGGATTTAAGATGGTCAACAAGGCCACTACATCAGGCCTCGTAACAGATATATCAACCATCAACACATCGACAAGGGATAACAGAAGATATTATTTGTCAGAGTATTGGAAACAAAGACCGGCTCTCAATGCCGATATCGACCAAGCATATACTGTTGAAGTGGCACGAGCTGCAAACAGGAACTTTGAAGTATTGGGTACCAATATGACAACTGCTTTATGTACCTTTGATTCTGACAGGGCTGGTATTGTAATTACAACTGCTACAGCAGACGAAGATCAGGCGATTATCGCTCCTCATTTGGACACCAACCAAACAGCTTGGACTGGCGTAAAATGGGGAACCGAGAATCAGACTCAATGGGAATGTGCAATATCTACAAATGCTATTGACAATCAAAAATTTTGGGCTGGTTTGAAATTAACCAACGATCAATTGGTTGCTACAGATGATGACCAGGCTTATTTCTTGTTTGAAACAGATGGCGATAATGGCACCAGTTTGACTGATTATACGTTGCTTCATTTTGTGCATAGCATAGCCGACACTGATTATATTAGTGCTTTGCCAATCACAATTGCAGCCAATACGCTATACAGGCTCAAGATAACGATTGATTCCAACAGGAAGGCATCCATATTTGTCAACGGCGAACAGTACAATGTAACAACTACTTCCGGCAGTACCGGCGGTACAGCGGTTACGACTGGAACGACGCCAACGGCCGCCCTGACCAATGACATCGACTTCATTCCTTATATTGGAATTGAGTGCGGTGCAGGAGCGGCGGAAGCTCTGGATGTGCATTATCAGGAAATTAATCGACTGGCTTACGAATAGGGGTAAGTTATGGCTAATACAGTAACAGGCCCCACCACTCAGTCTGACGGATTCAGGAAACTTATTGTTTATTGTTCCGTTTATTCCGATGGCAGCGCCAGTAGTACCACTTTAGTTGATGTTTCTGCACTAAACACATCCCCACAGGGAAAGTCATGTGCTCATGTTGCGCTCAACAGAATATGGTACAGCGTTGGAGGAGGAACAGATGCGCCGGCTTCCCTGGATTGGGATGCGACGACAGATGTTACCTTTCTGACTCTGGCTTATGACAACGACTTTGATTTCAGCACCATTGGTGGACTGGTCAATACGGAAGCCTCTGGTTATTCCGGTGATGTCCTGCTTGTTATTCCGTCGACATCGGATGCAGGCAACGAATATACAGTTTGGTGCGAGTTTTTAAAATATTACGAAGCGCCCAGTAACTAGGAGTAAACAATGGCCACTTCTGGATCGCGTGATTTTCAGCCCAATGTGGGCGAATGGATTGAGGAAGCCTATGAACGCTGTGGGCTGGAGCTGCGTACTGCTTATGACGCACGCACAGCCCGGCGTTCATTGAACATCCTGTTTGCCGACTGGGCAAATCGTGGTTTGAATCAATGGACGATCAGCAATGTCAACCAGACATTGACTGAAGGCACCGACTCGTACAGCTTAAACGACTATGTGATCGATGTTCTGGATGTGATATTGAGGCGCACCGTCAATGATGTTGCGACCGATTACCAGATGAACCAGGTTGGACGTGCAGAGTATTGGAACATTCCTACCAAATCGACAAAAGCAAGACCAACCCAATGGTTCCTGGACAAGCTGGTTACGCCAAAAATATATATTTGGCCGGCTCCTGAGAACAGCACCGATGTAATCAAAATGAACCAGCTTCTGCGTATTGAAGATGCAGACGGATCGGTCAATGACTTGCAGATGCCGTTCAGGTTTTATCCCGCTTTGGTTGCCGGGCTTGCTTTTTATTTATCACAAAAACGTGCACCGGAGAGAATGGAGTCATTGAAATCTCTTTATGAGGACGAGTTTGCCAGGGCTTTAGCCCAGGATGAAAGTCGCGCATCGTTGATGATAAAACCAAACATGCGCTCCTATGGCTATTAAAGATGGCTTATGCATACGGCAAATACGCATACGGAATCTGTGATCGCTGCGGCTTTCGCTATTTATTGCATGAACTGAAACAAGAGTGGACCAACTTCAAGGTTTGTCCGGAATGCTATGAGGCGAAAAGCCCACAGCTGGAACCGCCTCCACATGTAACAGATGCTGAGGCATTGTACAATCCAAGGCCTGATATCAATTACAGAACAGCAGCTTTAGGTGTTGTCACCACCACCAAGCCAGGCGGCATGACCACCACCGATGATCCGATAGGCACAGACTTCAAGGGTCTTGATGCAACCGGGGAAGTTGGTACCATATTAGCAGGAGGAGATTAATGGCCTTTACTTATGCAACATTGAAAACAGCAATCCAGGATTACATGGACAACGATGAAACCACGTTTGCCAATAACTTGGACAACTTCATCAAAACCACCGAAGAAGACATCCTCAAAAATGTAGAGCTTAATTTTTACCGTAAAAATGTGACCGGGACTGCAACTTCGGGAAGTGCCTATCTTGGCATGCCATCCGATTTTCTCGCTCCATTCAGCCTGGCAGTCATCAGTTCCAGTGTTTATTATTACCTGTTATTGAAACATCCATCGTTTATCCGAGATTACACCCCCAATGCATCAACTACCGGGCAACCCAAATATTACGGCGAGTTTGATAATGACACGTTCATTTTGGCGCCTACGCCCGATGACAACTATAGTTTTGAATTGCATTATTTTTATCGACCGACTTCCTTGACCGCAGGCGCATCCGATGGCACCACCTATCTTTCCACCAACATGCCCAATGTCATGTTGAGCGGATCGCTGTTGCAGGCTGCGATTTTCATGAAACTGGATGCAACGGAACTTGGAACATACAAACAGAATTATGAGCAGGATATAATGCAACTGAAATCCTGGGCTGAAGGCAAAACCACCAAGGAAGAAATGCGTTATGACAAAACCAGGGGGCGCATTTAATGCTCAAGGAGCTCAAAGATAAACAAATTGCCAT